CAAATTTTTATGACAGATGGTGCTATTGTTAATACTTCTACAGACTACGTAACATTATTTGAGGAACTACAATAATGGCAATGACCAAAGCAGATAAGGCAGAGCTTGAAAAATACAAACGACTTGCTGCCCTTAAATTGACACCTGAGGTAAAACCTGATGTATACCCTCCTGCAAGTTATAATGAGCTGAGTGTAGGATGGTATGCGGGATATAATAATGTTTCACCGGCATGTTCAAGCAGCGTATACCATGGTATAAACAAAACCAGCAAAACAGATAGTCAAGGACCTATTATGCTTTACAGCACTAAAACACTAGCCCTAAAAGCACTGCGTAGAACAATTGAAGAACGCTGTTTAGATGAGCTATTCCGCGTTGATAACCTATTTGAGGAACTACAATGAACATTTACACTATTGCAACTGGTATTCTTATTGCCCTTAAATTGGCTGGTTTTACAGCTATCTCTTGGTGGATTGTCTTCCTACCTATTTTTGCTTACGTACTGGTAAGTATCCTATGGACTATCGTTATGGTAGCCCTAAAGTAAATGAGCAGATGGATCCATTCGCTATGCCCTAAGTGTGGCTCATCTGACGCATTCTCCTACAAAGAGGAGGATGAGTGGGGTTACTGTTTTAGTTGTACTAAGAACAGCCCAATAGATCCTAATTCAGTTAAAGTATTTAAAGAAAATTATAGTATGCATACACTAGAAGAAATTGATTCATATGACACTCGCGGATTTCAAGAACGTGACATCAAAAAGATTGTCGCTAAGCATTACGGTGTTAAAGTATCTTATGGTGAGGACGGCACTATTGCTAGCCATTTCTATCCGTATACTAAAGACAACCAAATCATTGCGTATAAAGAACGTAAGCTACCTAAGTCTTTTATTATCCACGGAGAATTCAAAGGCATACAGCTCTTTGGCCAGAACGTTGCATCAGGTGGAAAAAGAATTGTCGTCACAGAAGGTGAACTGGACTGTCTCGCCGTGGCTCAAGCTCAGTACGACAAATATGGCAGGTTCTATCCAGTGGTGCCATACCTTCAGCGTCAAACACAAAACTTCTCCTCGAACAACGAGAATTCCTGAGGTCATTCGACGAAGTAGTCCTGATGCTAGACATGGATGAACCCGGACAGAAAGCCACACAAGAAGCTGCTCGGATTATTGGCTTCGATAAGGTTAAGGTTGCAGACCTCCCCGAAAAAGATCCTTGTGATGTGCTCATCAAACAAGGTTCTGAAGCTCTGATGATGTGTGTATTCAATGCACGTACCTTTAGCCCTGCGGGTGTAGTCAAAGGTGAAGAAGTCTGGGAGCAGTATCAACGCCGGAAGAACACCGACAGTCTGCCCTACCCTGACTGTCTTGATGGTCTCAATGACAAGCTCAAAGGTATGCGCCTTGGTGAGATCGACCTGTTTACGTCCGGTACAGGCTCAGGTAAGAGTACTGTCATTAAAGAAATAGTGATGCAAGTGCTCGACAAAACGTCCGACATGGTTGGTATGGTATCCCTTGAAGAATCTGTCGGTGATACCGCGCAGAAGTTCATCGGTATGCAACTTAAAAAGAACCTGTCCACTGAAGAAGTCTCTGATGAGGAACAATATGAAGCATTTAAAACAGTCTTCGGAGACGAACGACTCATACTACTTGATCATCAAGGATCTGTTAGTGATGAATCGCTCATTGATAAGCTGGAACACTTGGCTCTTATGGGCTGCAAGTATATTATCCTTGATCACATTACTATTGCTGTATCTGAGGGTATGAATGGTAAAACAGGTAATGAAGCAGTAGATGCATTCATGAGTGACCTACTCAAGATCGTCAAAAAGCATAACATCTGGCTTGGGGTTGTATCTCACCTGCGTAAGGGTGATAAAAAAGTCTTTGAAGAAGGTGACCTACCTTCTATCGATGACATCAAAGGTAGTGGCTCCATCAAACAAATCTCCTTTAACATCATTGCCTTCGCACGCAATATGATTGCCGAGACTGTCCAGATGCGAAACACTATCAAGCTTCGTGTATTGAAATGTCGCTTCACTGGTCTGACCGGTGACTGTGGAAATACATGTTATAATCCTGAGACAGGCCGCCTGTATAAACCTAAATTTGTGGATTTCGAATAATGCAAGTACGAATTCAAGACTGGTTAGCATACCAAGAATATCTTATTGTAGACTATACTAAAAAGCAAGCGGATAAGGATGCCATCTATGAAAAGAATAAAGCAGAGTATGAGTCCGGAAAATGGGCTAAATTCTGGGGGTTTAAATATGAAAACAGTGACGATGTTCGCTTTGGCTGGTGGAATAACTACCATCGGCTAATCAAAGATTGTAATACTGAAATTAATAAGGTTACCTATTTGCGTAAGGCAAACCCAAGTGTACATATCGATTGTATCACTTGTCATATAAGTAACTCTGAAGACTTCTGCAATTGGGCAGCTGAAAACAATATACCTTACTAAGGAATCAATGAACCCACTAGACTATCTCACAGCTCGAGTTGAGAAAGTAGTAGTCAACTCAGATAAGATCTACAACGAAGGTGCTCGTTTGTTAGCACACTATCCAACATGGGAGTATGAACTTGAAAGATTTATTAACGAAGCTTGGGATACTTTACTCCGATACTGTATCCGAAACAAGAATGCAAAATTTACTGCAACCGTCAAGCTTACCTTTGCTAGTGACCTCATTGGCAAACGGGTGGTTAGGGCTATTGGTGGCGATGAATCAGACATTAAATCTACTCTTGCCATCGGTGATCTTCTACTCGAAACGTTTCTTCAGGACGGTCTAATTGATATCTTCAGGGAATACAATGGGATCAAAGCTCCCTACATGGTACGGATCGTCAATCAGACATGTGATCTTAAGCCCACACTTATTGGTACCGTCTTTGAACCTCCTCTACCAATCACAGGATTATTTAGCTCAGTTACGAAAGAACCTTTCATCAAGGGTTGGACCAACGGAAAACTCTTCTATGATTATCTCGACAGACCATTTGTAAAGGCTCTTGAGACTCTTCGTCAGCAACCGTGGGCACTGAACAACCCATTGCTAACTGCTATCCAAAGCAACCCACCACCTGAAGTACTGTCCTTGGTAGATGCCGACGGTGAAATTCATCAATGGAATATCCACCATGAGAACCTGCATCTGCCCAAGAAACTTACCCATACAGACGGTACTGCATTCGCCGGAAAGAAAGATCCTAAGTTGCAGCGTTTGGTAAGTAAATACTTTGAGTATGTTCAGGTAGTACGCAAGGCTGAATTAGTTCAGTCAAAGGGTTATCCATTCTATCAGGAGGTCAGCTGTGATTATCGTGGCAGGATATACTATGCAGAATCCTTTCTGGAATTCCAAGGTAGTGACTTGGCCCGTAGTCTGTTCTTGTTTCATAATAAGAAGGTGGTTGATCAGCGTGGCTTCTACTGGCTATGTATTCATGCAGCCAGTTGCTTTAATCGATCCTTCACTATTGAAGATCTTCGTCTGGTAAAGTACTTTGAGACAGACTACATAAGCTATCTGCAGAAAGAAGGTCTTGACACTATATCCGTGGATAAGATGACACTCGATGATCGTTACAAATGGGTCATCCACAATATGGATATGGTCAAGGATGTCTCATCCCGTAAGCTGATCATGGACTACGCGGAAAAACCTTATAGCTGGCTCGCTGTATGTATGGAGATTACAAAGTACTATGATTGTAAAAAGGCAGGTATCCCCTGCTTGAGTGGCTTTCCAGTACCTATTGATGGTAGCAATAACGGCTGGCAACATCTGGCAGCTATGAGCAAGGATGCTCAGGCAGGTGAACTTGTTTCTCTCACTAACACGCCTATTCAAAAGGACTTCTATGTGGCTGTAGCAAAAGAGCTTATCACTCTGATGCCTGAATGGTTCTCCGAAAAGAAAATCCCCATGAAGCATATCCGTAAGGGTATTGCTAAACGGGGGTCTATGACTCGAGCTTATTCAGCCGGACGTAATCGTATTGCAAAGAACATGTACGATGACTGCCATATGGAAGGGTATACTGTCAAGTACAGTATCAACGAGAATATGTGTGGTGAACTGGCAAAGAACCTTATTGAAGCAATCAATACTGTCTGCGCCGGACCACTTCAAACAACTAAATACTTACAAAAGATTGCTGAACATGAGCTTAATAACGGTCGTAACTCTTTATCTTGGCATACTCCAAGCGGCTTTCCTGTCGTCTATAAAGCCTTTCTACAGCACGAGCGTAAACAACGAGGTACCATCAAAGGTATCGACGGAAACAAAGATGGGAGAGTAATGCATGTACTCAAAGTTGATGTTCTCAATCAAGAGACTGGAGAAAAAGTACCTTGCCGCAGAAGTTTTGCTAGCGGCATATCTCCTAACGTTGTACACAGCTATGATGCTGCTCATATGGCTAACACAATTGTGGCCTTTAATGGTTCCTTTGCTGCTGTGCATGATAGCTTCAGTGTTCATGCTTCAGAAGTAGACTTCCTCCAAGACGTAACTAAGATGACGTTCATAGCGCAATACGATGTAGACAACTTCTTTGATATCCTGATGGATACCTTGATGCTACATAAAGATACTTTCGACTTCCCTAAACCAGCTACTGGTTCTCTTAACCTTAAGGAAGTTAACGAAAGTAAGTACTTCTTCTGTTAGCTGGAACCTAATAACCTATGGTGGATAATAAAACAAAACAAGGAAATATGAACTCATATCAAGAAATAATTGCTAAGTCCCGTTACTCACGTTATTTGCCCGAGGAAGGGCGACGGGAAGACTGGCCTGAAACGTCAGCACGTTGGGTAGAATTCTTTAAGAAAGAACTATCCAACAAGATCTCCCCGAATGATTCCATCTGGGACATTCTAGGAACCAGTATCACCAACCTAGAAGCCCTACCAAGTATGCGCTCGGTAATGACTGCGGGTGTAGCCTTAGAAAGAACCCATGTTGCTGCTTATAATTGTAGTTATCTTCCTGTTGATCATCGTCGGTCGTTTGATGAGGCTATGTACATTCTCCTTTGTGGAACTGGTGTGGGTTTTAGTTGTGAGCAGCGTTATGTCAGCAAGCTACCTGTCATTCCACAACTTACCAATTATGATCGGACGATTCTTGTAGAGGATTCTAAGGAGGGATGGTGTGAAGCCTATAAGTCACTTGTCAAGCATTTGTTCCTCGGAGAGATTCCCCGATGGGACGTATCAAAGATACGCCCTGCAGGAGCACCACTCAAGACCTTCGGTGGACGTGCATCCGGACCAGACCCTTTGTGCTCACTATTTGACTATACTATTGCAAAATTTAAAGCTGCACAAGGTCGTCAACTCAAGCCTATCGAAGCCCATGACATCATGTGCAAGATCGGAGAAGTCGTGGTGGTCGGTGGCGTTAGACGGTCGGCAATGATTTCTTTGGGTGATCTCGGAGACTATGATCATGCCACAGCTAAATCAGGCGCATGGTGGGAAACCCATGGTGAACGAGCACTGGCAAATAATTCTGCAGTGTATGATACCAAACCTTCTATCGGTGCATTCATGAAGGAATGGTTAGATATTTACAACAGTCACTCCGGTGAACGAGGAATCTTTAATCGTGAAGCAAGTCAAAAGCAAGCAGCTAAGTGGGGTCGTCGTGATGATACCATCGACTATGGAACCAACCCTTGCAGCGAAATTATCCTCAAGCCCTATCAATTCTGTAATCTCAGTACAGTCGTCGTATCTCCCTCTGATACTATGGAATCCTTACGGCACAAGGTTAGACTTGCAGCAATCATGGGAACCATGCAGTCAACCCTGACTGAATTCCCTTATCTCCGTTCTATCTGGAAAAAGAATACTGAGCAGGAACGTTTGCTTGGTGTGTCTATGACAGGTATTCTTGATAACATTTTACTGTATGAAGCTGAGTCTCATGTCCTTGAAGAACTCCGTCAAGTAGCTCGGGAAACAAATGAAGAGTGGGCAGAGATCCTTGGGATTAATCCTTCTGCAGCTATCACATGTGTGAAGCCTGAGGGTACTGTCTCTCAGCTGACTCAAACATCCAGTGGTATTCATCCCGGACATTCCCGATACTATATCCGGCGTATCCGGCAAGACATTAAAGATCCTTTGACTCAGTTCTTGATCAGCCAAGGTGTTGCTTACGAACCTTGCGTTATGAAGCCGGATTCAACTGTTGTGTTTAGTTTTCCTCAAGAAGCTAAAGGTATGACCCGTGATGACCTCACTGCTATTAACCACCTTGAAGTTTGGTTAGCATACCAGCGTAATTACTGCGAGCATAAACCCTCAGTAACTATTACTATCAAGGATAGTGAATGGATGAAAGTAGGCGCATGGGTGTATGAACACTTTGATGAATGCACTGGTATCAGCTTTCTACCTGATGACGGTGGAACATATCGACAAGCCCCATATGAAGAGATTGATGAAG